CCAGCATTCTCCCAAGACAGGGCACTATTTAAAAGTGATCTTGATTTCCGGTTTTCGAACGAAGTCAAACTTTGGTTTAAAACCTCTAGTTACTTCATTGAAAGCTTCCGAATCAAATATTTGATTCTCAAACTTCACAAACTCAAAATTCTGAGAATACAACGGGTTAGAGATTTCTTTAATGAAATCTAAGACTTTAAGAGGATTATCTAATCGCTCTTTTTGTATATCAGTGAGTTCCGTGAATAAGAGATCAGCCTGCAATGATAATAACTCAGTATGATGCTTAAGAAGCATGTCTAATTCTAAATCCAAAAACTTTTTTGATTTAAGAAACTTAGACTTGTTTTCTAAAAATTCAGTGAGATATAATAAATCATATTTCATATGTCATAGTCGTCGATTGGTATCATAACTCGTGTCAATATCCAAACCATGTCGTAAAAGACTAAGGTTAGGATACGAGGTATCTTTACCAAAAAAGATGTTAGCAAAAGAGGAAATATTCAAAAACCGAGTTTTAAAATATTTAAAACCGTCAGAATTAAAATATGACCTCTCTGTTAATTTTTTATCTAACTCTAAAGATATATTATTCTGGGTTAAACCTTTATAATATAACTCTAGTTCATTAGACGATAACAAATGATCCAAAATATTGATCCTATTATCATTAGTATTTAACTTATTTATTCTATCGATAGAGTTTTTAATTCTATGGATGATAATAAGTTTAAATGTCATGATATTCGTGGAGGCAAAAAATCTATCTCGTTTAGAGATAAGAGTTACATCCCATTTCCCAGTTTTCATGTAGTTTAAGACTACTTTACTAATGAGATTAGGAGTCATTCAATTAATGTTTCTACCAAAGAAACTTAAAGGTTTACTCTTATCTGTTATTAAAGAAAGTACATCACCCATGGAGATAATCCCGGCTTGAAATAGTTGTGTACTAAACCCCACTAATGGGTATATTCGATCTACAGTTTTATCTCTAGATCTTCTATTACCAATTACTAAAAGTTTGTACAAATCTTTTCCTCATTTATTATTTATTAAGCGGGTTGTAACAGCCAATCTCCCAAAGAAATTATCAGAAGATAATAATTCTTTAAAAGATAACGCTGAAACATCTTCTCCTTTCAGAGAAGTCCGTTTAGCAAACTCTAATACAGGACGATTTACAGCTATAACTGACTTAGATAAGTTAATCTTTACTCCCAATTGTTGACAAAACGATTGGTAGCGAAAGGCTATATCCGGGTCAAAAAGTACAAGATCATCTCCTAGGACAATGTATTGATCATATCAATCTCGTTTGGAACATTTCCCTAATGATTGGGCTAAAAACTGAATCATCAAATGATGAGTAAGATTTAGCATTGCTCATGAAGATAATGCTCCCATAGGTTGACCAACCGAATATCTAAGGGATTGCAAAGGAATATTATAATTATTTTTAGAGATAATATAATCTCTATTAACTAAAATATTTCCTCACAAATCACCAATACCATAGAGACTATTTAAAATAGCTTTCTGGGAAGATATAGGTAGTCTATCTGTAGCAGCACTAAGATCAAAACCGAAAGACCTATTATACTTAAGTGATAAAGCTTGAGCATAACGGAACCCTTTCGCTTGATCGTGAGTACAATCATTAGGGAGAGACTTAAATAAAGAGAAAAGCTTATTGTGTAAAGGATAGAACAGTGATTGAGTAATAATATCAACCATTGCAAATACCCGTAATTTACCAGCCGCCTCCTCTTTAAATGAGAGTTTCCCTAGAGGACCAAATTCCCCGTCTTTACGTCAACCTCTGAACTTTATAGAGTTAAGAATAAATTCTATATTCTCGAATAAAGTAATTAGGTTTTTAGAATTAGTCAGTTTAATATAGCTTAAAAGATCTGGAAAAATTTCTTTATCATTTTTCAAAGATCGATAAGCATCTATTAAATGAGTATAACTTCTAGATCCTAGAGGAGAAGATTTTACTAAAGGTAAAACTTTAGAAACTCTTAAATCCTCCATATCGTACTTAGAAAATCTTAACAAAAGATTTTTACTATTATTAGTAAGTCATCTATTAAAATCGTCTAAGACAATATGGGATCCATCAAATTTATCAGTTATTGTAGCGAGTTTAGGACTAAAAGGAATTTTGACAATTCTATACAAAGAAAATATAGATAATCAAAGTCTAATAATCCGTAAACTATCGTTACATATAGCAGTCCGATCCTGTAAACGTATTATTACAGGTAAACCGGATTTCGATAAACGTGGGAAATTATAATCAGGTTCAACCTCTCGAAGAGATTTGAAAGGTTGCCCTGCTAACTTCTTCTGAATGCATAGCTGTGAAGCTTTAAGGTATTTGACTGTATACACTTCTCCGTGATTCTTAACCATTTTGATTAAGAAAACTCCGAAGTTATGTAACATTCTAAACCGGGAAGTCTCCTTAGTACTTAATAAAGACATAGTTACTATTCTGTAACCAATCTTCTTAAGCACTAATAACAAATGTTTATCATTTGTTAGTGAGATCATAGAACCTGCCTTATAAACATCGCTATATAACTTAAAATTACTAAAGAAAGAATTCTTGAAATCAATTGATTTTTTAGATTTTTCCATAGTATATTTAAATTAAGTTTTATATCAGTGTTTGATGATAACTAAAGAGGTCTAATTCCTCTAAGAGTATTGAAACAAACTCTCGATCTATCAGGCATTAAAAGATCTTTTCAGATCGATTAATAACCTAATAGGAGTGTGTTTCCTACTAGAGTACATTTACTTATACTCTAATAGGTCTTTCTCTTTGGATAAAAAACTTTTAGTTAAAATCCTTAACTGAGAACCTTTAGTTGATAATATTTTCTTCTAAAGGAGTTAGTTCCGATTATAAGGTAGTGCTACTCTGCGGTGCCCTTTCGGGCTCAGAAGACCATAGGGTTCTAC